AACCCTAAAATACTTTTTGGATTTCTAAAACATATCTGAAAAAATTTTGCGGAAAATTTTTTCGAATGCATTTATGGATATAGAAAAATTAAAAAAATTTGAAAAGTTACCGCCTGATGTAAAAAGGCAACTCGCTCTTTACATGGCTAAATGGAAAGACAAGAAAAAACAATCTACAATTAAAAATGATTTCATGGCTTTTGTAAAACATGTATGGCCAGATTTTGTAGAAGGTAAACATCATAAAGAAGTTGCAGAAAAATTTAATCAGATTGCTCAAGGTAAAACAAAACGTGTTATTATAAATATGGCACCTAGACATACTAAATCTGAATTTGCAAGTTACTTGTTACCTGCATGGATGGTAGGTCGTAATCCAAAATTGAAAATTATTCAATCTACTAACACAACTGAACTTTCTGTACGATTTGGTCGTAAAGCAAAACAACTTATGGATTCTCCAGAATACAAAGAAGTATTTCAAACAAGATTAAAAGAAGATAGTCAAGCTGCTGGTAAATGGGAAACTCAACAAGGTGGTGAGTATTATGCTGCTGGTGTTGGATCTGCAATTACTGGTCGTGGTGCTGATCTTTTAATTATTGATGACCCACACACTGAACAAGATGCAATGAATGCACAAGCTCTTGAGAGAACTTACGAATGGTATACATCTGGTCCACGTCAACGTCTTCAACCTGGTGGAACGATTGTAATTGTAATGACTAGATGGAATGAAAAAGATCTTGCAGGTAGATTAATCAAAGCTCAAAAAGAACCTAAAGCAGATCAATGGGAAGTTATTCAATTTCCTGCAATCATGCCATCAGGTAAACCTTTGTGGCCGGAATATTGGAACCTGAAAGATTTAGAATCAGTTAAAGCTTCGATTCCATTATCAAAATGGAATGCACAGTACATGCAAAACCCAACCGGTGAAGAAGGTGCATTAATAAAACGGGAGTGGTGGCAAAATTGGGAAGGAGATATTCCTCCACTAGAACATGTCATACAATCATATGATACTGCATTTATGAAAAAAGAAACTGCGGACTATTCTGCAATTACCACTTGGGGTGTATTTCATCCAACAGAAGACAGTGGTCCATGTTTAATGTTAGTAGATGCTATTAAAGGACGATATGAATTTCCAGAACTAAGACGTATTGCACTCGATCAATACGGCTACTGGCAGCCGGAAACCGTAATCGTTGAATCAAAAGCATCAGGACTTCCACTGACTTATGAACTTAGAAAAGCTGGAATCCCAGTAATTAATTTTACACCATCTCGTGGTAATGATAAACACACTAGAGTTAATTCTGTATCTCCATTATTTGAATCTGGTAGAATATATGCACCAACCGATATGGAATTTGCACAAGAAGTTATTGAAGAATGTGCAGCGTTTCCTTATGGAGATCACGATGATTTAGTCGATTCCATGACTCAGGCAGTGATGAGATTTAGACAAGGTGGTTTAATTGAACATCCAGAAGATTATGAAGATGAGCCTTTACAACGTAAGCCAAAAGTGTATTATTAGCCATTATGGCAAGAGAAGACGAACAACGATTAAAAGATTTACTTAGAAACATCGAGACTGGTGATATTCCAGAAGATTTACCTGATCCAGAAGAATACGATGATATGGGTGGTATTAAATCTTTAGATAGAGGTGCACCATCAATTAAGATGGCTAGTGAAACTCCTGAAGAAGAATTTGAACTTGAAATATTTATGATGCTTCAAGAATTTGAAGATGCAAAGAAAAATGGTTACGGTGGATCTTTAGAAGATTTTTCAAGAGAATATTTTTCAAGAAAACAAATGATGAAGGACAGACAAATGGCTATGTACGGTGGCCGGATGCAGTATCAAGAGGGAACTAAACCTAGAGCATATGAAGAAGTGATTGATAAAGATGCCGAAGAAGAATACTACAAAGCAAAAGCCGAACAGTTAGATAGAAAATATAATCCACAAAATTATCCAGAGTCTGAAAGAAATCTATCTTTAGAGCAGATTAAAAAAATGCTAAAGAAGCAAGAAGAAGAAAAAGCAAAAAGAGCTAAAGGCGGTATTGCAGGAGTACTGTAATGCCAAACATTCCAAAACCAAAACCTAAAAATTTTTCTAAAATTTTAGACATATTAAATACCCCAGAAGCTGCAAAAACATTTTCCCCAAAAACATATATTAACTTAGTCGGTGAATATTCTAAAAAAGCTTATGATAATGGTGAGCTTTCTAAAAAAGAATACATGGATATTGTTCAACCTTTATTTGGTGATACTGGAATCATGGCAACTGAGAAGATAAAAAAATACGAAGACGAACTTAATAAATATGCTGATGGTGGACGAATTGGTTTTTTAGAAGGCGGCGATACTGCATACAATGCAATGGTATTTAGAATGTATACAGAAGCTGGTGGTCAAGAAGGAACGGGTATGGATATTGATACGTTTGCAGAAAAGTATTTTCCTAAAATGGCACAAGGTGGCAGAATAGGTTACAGTGAAGGATCAGATGATTATTTTGATGAACAAAAAACAAATGTAAAAGGTAAAAAAACAACAGGACCTGTTAAAGGTGGTAAGACTCCAGAAATACCACCAGAAGAATTTCAAAAGTATTTAAAATATAAAAAGAACAAAGTAGTTAAAGCTGCAACCGGTGGCAGAATAGGATACAACCAAGGCTCCCTGGACCCGGATACATTGGCTCTTAAAGAAAAAATCGAAGAGATCATGGACATTGAAGGAGTTGGTTTTGGAGAAGCATTCAAGCAAGCAATGAGAGAATTAGCAAGTCAATCTAAAGAAAATGATTAAAAGACTTACTACAACAGTGCCTCCGGAATCAGGGCCCCAGAGTCAGGGCTTGAATATTTCCTATAATACTGTTAAAGAAGTAACACATACGGAGAAAATAAATGGCAGACAATATAGACAAAGCTCTTCCAAACGAGCCAAGAAAAGAATTTGAAATACCTGGTGAAGAACAGATTGAAGAAACTTTAGTAGAAGAAGTTCAAGAAGAGTTACAATCACCAGATGATGTAGAGATACAACAGAACGAAGATGGTTCGGTTGATATTAATTTAGATCCAAACGCTGCTGCACCCGAAGGTGGTGATGAGCATTATGCAAACTTAGCAGATTTTTTACCTGATGAAGTGTTAGCAGGATTAGCGTCTGATCTTAATTCTAAATATATGGATTATTCTTCATCAAGAAAAGATTGGGAAAGAACCTATACACAAGGTTTAGATTTATTAGGATTCAAATATGATAATCGAACAGAACCATTTAATGGTGCATCAGGTGCAACACATCCAGTTCTTGCTGAAGCCGTTACTCAGTTTCAAGCATTAGCGTATAAAGAATTACTTCCAGCAGATGGACCGGTAAGAACACAAATTTTAGGAATGCCTACTCCAGAAAAAACAGATCAAGCAAATAGAGTTAAAGATTTCATGAATTATGAAATCATGGAGAAGATGAAAGAGTATGAACCAGAGTTTGATCAAATGTTATTCAATCTGCCATTAGCAGGTTCAGCTTTTAAAAAGGTATATTATGATGATATGGAACAAAGGGCTGTATCAAAATTTGTACCTGCAGATGATTTAATTGTTCCGTACACAGCTACCTCATTAGATGATGCGGAAGCAATTATTCATCGTGTAAAAATTTCAGAGAATGATTTAAGAAAACAACAAGTAGCCGGTTTTTATAAAGATGTAGATATTGGAAAACCTCAAGACAAAGAAACCGATGTTGAGAAAAAAGAAAGAGAGCTAGAGGGAGTAACAAAATCTGGTAAAGATGAAGATGTATTTACTTTATTAGAGTGTCATGTTGATTTAGATTTAGAAGGTTTTGAAGATGTAAATCCACAGACTGGTGAGCCGTCAGGAATTAAGATTCCATATATTGTAACGTTAGTAGAAGGATCACATGAGATTTTATCCATTAGAAGAAACTATGAAATAGGAGATGCTAAAAAAACTAAAATACAATACTTTGTTCATTTCAAATTTTTACCAGGTTTAGGTTTTTATGGTTTTGGTTTAATTCACATGATTGGTGGATTATCAAGAACTGCAACCACTGCATTAAGACAATTACTCGATGCAGGAACTTTATCGAATTTACCTGCAGGATTTAAAATGAGAGGTATTCGAATTAGAGATG